AGAAATTACACTAGAAAAGAAGTTCGTAGCTATTATCGAAAATCCACTTTATGCTGTGATGAATGAACCGAACTCCACTCTTCAACGACTAATTAGAAAACTTGGCCTTCTCGACATAGTCGATGAACAGTCGAGTTCCGGTAAATTGGACATTATCATCCAGCTTCCATATGTGATTAAATCGGAGTCTAGAAGAGCTGCTGCAGAGCAACGCCGAGAAGACATTGAGTTCCAATTGAAGGGGAGCCAGTACGGTATTGCTTACATCGATGGTACCGAGAAGATAACTCAGCTCAACAGGCCCGCTGAAAACAACTTGATGAACCAAATCGAGTACCTTGTCAAGCTGTTGTATAGCCAGTTGGGTCTTACCGAAGAGGTTATGAACGGTACTGCCAATGAAGCGGCTATGTTGAACTATTTCAATCGTACAATTGAGCCCATTATCGAGGCCGTAGTCGAATCCATGCAGAGAGCGTTCCTTGGGCCCCAGGGTACGCAAGACGATGAGCGTATTATGTACTTCAGGGATCCGTTCAAGTATGTACCTCTTAATCAGATTGCTGACATTGCTGACAAGTTCATTCGTAATGAGATTCTTACTAGTAATGAAATCAGAAGTATTATGGGAGTCAAGCCTTCCAAGGATCCGAATGCTGATAAACTAATCAATCCGAATATGCCATTGGAAAAAACGCACCCTGAAACTACTGGAGTGAATCCGGGGCCAAACTCTTTCGAAAGGAACAGTCAAAATGGAAGCGGACTTCAGCGGATACGCAACTAAGGCAGGACTAAAATGTTCTGATGGTCGAACGATTATGCCTGGAGCCTTCAAACACCAGGACCAAATGCGTGTTCCTCTTGTTTGGCAGCACGGTCACAGCGATCCAGAGAACGTTCTTGGCCATGCCATCCTCGAAAATCGAGACGATGGCGTCTTTACTTATGGTTTCTTCAATACTTCCGATAAAGCAAAGCATGCAAAAGGCCTTGTAGAGCATGGCGACATCACTATGCTCTCTATTTGGGCAAATGAACTGGTCGAACGAGCCGGTCGAGTGCTTCACGGAGCTATTCGAGAGGTAAGTCTCGTTCTTTCAGGTGCTAACCCTGGTGCACTCATCGAAAACGTCACTATTCGTCACTCAGATGGCGACGAAACGCTGGACGACGAAGCAATTATCTACACCGGGCTGGAAATTGAACTTGAACACGCCGATGGGACCGATAATACCGATAATGCAGACAATTCAGGTGATGGCGAAGAAACTTTGCAAGACATTTATGATTCTTTGACTGATAAGCAGAAGGATCTCGTCCATTACATGCTCGGTCAGGCTGTTTCAGAAGCCGAAGGCGCTTCAAGCGGTGAAGCTCAGCAAAGTAATCTCGAAGACTCCAGCGATTCGAATGAGGAAGGTAGTAAGATGACGCGAAACGTTTTCGAGAAAGATGATAAGGCCTCCGGTCCAGTTCTTTCTCACTCGGATATGCAGGGAATCGTTGCTGATGCAACAAAGTGTGGTTCCTTGAAGCAAGCGGTCGAGAATTATGCCCTTGCTCATGGTATTAACCAGATTGACACCCTCTTTCCCGACGCCCAGGCCCTTACGTCAGCTCCCGAGTTCTACACACGGCGTACCGAATGGGTGAACTCGGTTCTTTCCGGTTCTCGGAAGACTCCATTCAGTCGAGTGAAGACGCATTATGCGGATCTTACGTACGATGACGCACGGGCAAAGGGTTACATCACTGGTGCCGAGAAGCAAGAAGAATTCTTTGCCACGACTCGTCGTGAAACGTACCCGCAGACCATTTACAAGAAGCAAAAGCTCGACCGTGATGACATTATCGACATCACCGACTTCGACGTTGTCGCCTGGATGAAGGGCGAGATGCGGTTGATGCTCGACGAAGAGCTCGCAAGAGCTGTTCTGATTGGCGATGGCCGTACTGCTGGCGATCCTGACAAGATTCTCGAAGATCGTATTCGTCCGATCTCCAAGGACGACCCGATGTTCGTGATCAAGGTCATGGCAGACTTGGCTGGTGGAGATATTTCGGACTTCGTCGATGCTGTTATCAACTATCGTGCGTTGTACCGTGGTACCGGACAGCCGACGATGTATACGAGCGAATCTCTTCTTGCTCAGGTCATGCTCCTGAAGGACACATTGGGTCGTCGAATCTACAGCTCGTTGGACCAATTTGCTTCGGAGATCCGTGTTTCTTCAATCGTTCCGGTTGATATTTTCGATCCGGCCGCAGGTAGCCCGTTGGCAATCATCGTCAACATGAACGACTATGTCATCGGTGCAGATCAAGGTGGACAAGTCAGTCTGTTCGACGACTTCGACATTGACTACAACCAATACAAGTACCTTATCGAAACCAGGTGCTCAGGCGCTTTGGTAAAACTGAAGTCAGCTCTTGTTGTTGAGCAAGGCACGTACGTTCCTCCGCCTGCTGGAACAGTTCACCTTATCGTTCCGGAACCTCCGAACGAGCGTCAGAGCAATCCTCCTGTTCACGGATCTCTTCCGGAGGCACCCCCTTTAGCGTAGGGGCGACAGCGGGTAGCCCAGGAACTTGGACCCCAGCAGGGTCAACGCCACCCGCAAACGCAGCAGGAGCCACTTCAACAGGTGTAGTTGCGACTCCGGCAACAGCATGGACTACAGGACAATATGTCCAAGGTTCTACTGCTGGAACGCCTGGCCAAATGCACTGGAGTGGAACTGCTTGGGTAGCTGGAACCGCTCCTTAAATTGATCCCAAGGAGCTAAGATGGCACGATATTTTGGAGAAGTTGGTTACGGTGATTCCGTAGAAACTCCAGATAATTCAGGCGTGTGGGTTGATACAATTACAGAAGTAGCATATTACGGCGATGTTATTCGAGATACACGAAAATTGGAATCTGGTGAGAATCTTAATGACGATATTTCAGTTGGTAACTCGATTAGCATCGTTGCAGATGATTATGCTAATATTCACTTCTATAAGATTAAGTACGTTCGATGGCAGGGGATTCTTTGGACTGTAACAAGTGTTGAAGTCCGGAGTCCTCGACTCATCCTGAGTCTTGGGAGTGTGTATAATGGCCCCACGCCTTGAACTTCATGCCCTCTTATTGAATCTCCTCGAAACCGATCAGGTATATTTTCAACCACCGCCGAATGTATACATGAAGTATCCAGCTATTGTTTATCGTAGAGATTACCAATTGACGAACTTTGCAAATGATAAGCCATATTTGCACAGGAAGCGTTATTTGGTAACTGTCATTGATCGTAATCCAGATAGCGATGTTCCAGATAAGATAGCGGAATTGCCGTTGTGTGTATACGATCGGTTTTACACAGCTGATGATTTAAATCATGATGTTTTCAAACTCTTCTTCTAGGAGGAAGTTCAATGCCTGGACCGCTTGTTTGGGATCAAGTAGGTGAACGATTCTATGAAACTGGCGTAGACCACGGCGTTCTCTACATTCCGAACGCCACTGGTGTATACGACAAAGGCGTTGCATGGAACGGTCTCACTACTGTGACCGAAAGCCCATCCGGTGCTGAGGGAAATGCTCAGTACGCAGACAACATCAAGTACCTCAACCTGATTTCGGCTGAGGAGTTTGGAGCGACTCTCGAAGCGTTCACGTTCCCTGAGGAATTCGCTCAATTCGATGGCTTGGCCGTTCCTGATGCTGGCGTGTACATCGGGCAACAGCCTCGTAAGAGCTTTGGCCTGTCTTATCGGACTCGTCATGGCAATGACGTCGAGGGTGATGAATTCGCCTACAAGCTTCATTTGGTTTACGGAGCTATTGCAACACCATCGGAGAAGGCTTACAACACGATCAATGACTCGCCAGAAGCCATTGCATTTAGTTGGACCATCTCTACTACACCTGCTCCCGTGACAGGATACAAGCCGACCGCACTTATCGTGATCGATTCTGCTACCGCAGATCCTACGGGTCTTACGTCTCTTGAGACTGCCCTATACGGTGCCGTTGCTACCGAACCCAAGCTGCCTACTCCTGACGAAGTTATTGGAATGTTCCCACCAGGGCCGTAATCTTTGGAGATTGAAGAATGCTCAAGCTAGTCATTCCTGGAGATGAATACTTCAATGAAGAAGACGAAACTTTCGAAACTGTTGGTGACGTTGAATTAGAGCTAGAGCATTCTTTGGTTTCCCTGTCAAAATGGGAGTCAAAATTCAAGAAGCCGTTTTTGAGTGATGACCCAAAGACTGCTCAAGAAATCTATTGGTACGTAGATGCGATGATTATCTCTCCGATTTATCCCGCAGATTCCTTGTTGCGGCTTACAAAGCAGAACATACAACAGATTAATGACTACATCGAATCAACCGAGTCTGCGACTACCTTTGGAGAGATGCCCGAGCGTAAAGCGAGAGGTGAAATTATTACCTCCGAATTAATCTATTATTGGATGGTAGCGTTCAACATTCCATTCGAGTGTGAATACTGGCATCTGAATAGATTATTTGCGCTTATTCGCATTTGCAACATCAAGAATTCCAAGCCAAGGAAGATGTCCAATAGAGAGGTCTCTCAAAGAAACAGGGAGCTTAATGCCGTACGAAGAGCGCAGTATAACACAAAGGGTTAGGAGGTTATATGGCCAAACTTGTATGGGATCAAGTTGGCGAACATTTATTCCAAGCCGGTGTGAGTAAATGCGTTCTTTATAAAGAAGATGGTTATGGAGTGCCATGGAACGGCGTTACATCCATCGTAGATGATGACAACAATGATGCATCCCCGGTTTACTTTGACGGAATCAAGTTCAACGACGTCGTAACGCTTGGAGATTACACTGGAGCTCTCAAAGCGTTTACATTCCCAGAAGAATTCTCGTATTACCAAGGTGTGTTAGAAGATCAGACAGGCTTTGCAATGTACAATCAGCCTTTGAGCCGATTTAGCCTGTCGTTTCAGACACTTCTTGGTAATGATGTCGAAGGCATGGATTATGGGTATCGAATCCATCTTTTGTACAATCTAGTTGCTATGCCAGCCGAAAGAGAACACAAAACTCTCTCGCTGGATGTTGAACCGGTTGAATTTGAGTGGACTCTCAGTGGAATTCCAGAAGAAATCGAATATTTTCGCCCAACATCCCATGTTGTCTTTGATAGCACGAGAATTGACCCATATTTGTTCGCTGACATTGAAGAAATCTTGTATGGAGGTCCTGACAATGATGCATATTTGCCATCATTGAAGGGTTT